TGTTGAAACAACGGACGTGCAATCATCTCCCCCTCTATCATCCTCTGGAACTCATCCCTCTTCTCCGCTGACATAGCATCCTCTGCAAAGGCTTTCACCTTAAACAGCCTGTCGTTTAATCCGTTTACTACTATGTCTACAAACTTAGGTATAACTGGAACAGGTGTCCAGTCTAAGTTAAGGTAGCTTAGGTCTCCGTCTACCGCAATCTCGTTCTTGTACTTGGCCACAGACTGCTCACCACGGGCGTACAGCCTTAGCCTATTGAACTCCCCCCATTGGTTGAAGAACCTACATGAACTATTGTCCTTCCTGAACCACTCGTACTGTATCGCCTGCCCTATCTGTAGGCCATACTCCATCGTATCTTTCTGTGCGTCAGTAACAAACTGATCAGGAAAAGCGGCTTGATTGATTTCTATTTTTACCTCTTTCATCTATTAATTATTCTACTGCGGGAATCAGTGTTGTTATATGTTGCAAATTTAATGCTTATTTTTTTATTTTCTTTTAACGGTGTATATAGGTGTTTTTGGTTAGCCATTATAGCCAGACCTGAACTTATAGACGCATCAAACTTTGTCCTGTTGTTGATGTCAAACTTTGCCCAGTCCTCTAAGGTTCTTTCAAAGTATACGTCCCCCATATCTCCCTCAGTTCTGTATATACCAGTCTCATCTAGTCCTACATATTTTTCTATATAAGACTCAATAGCAGATGCGTGTGACTGCTTTACATCCTGAGATGTGTTAGGTATGCCACCCAACTCCTTCTCTGTCTTAGACAGCTTTGAGTAAGCCTTGTCTGGTCGGTTTAAAGAAAACCCTCTATACCCCCTGTTCTTAAAGTGGTACAGTAACCGAGGTTTATTGTTCTCACATAAGATAGGCATACCAAAGAACACACACGCCATCAACACCTCCTCAAAGAATATCTCAGCAGTCTGAGGCCTTGCTATGTACTCCAAGAAGAAATGATTACTTGGTATCTCCTCCATAGAAAACTTAGTCAAACCATGCAAAGATCCGTTAGACCCCTTGCCCACAACTACTCCAGATATATCGTAGGAATCGCATCCAAAAGTTCCTAGGTGTTCGTTGCCTGGAAAAAATCTACCATTCTTCCTTATTACATTATTCTGTAACGCAGGTTTAGGCATGTAAGTTACAAAAAATCTGCCTCTTTTATTTGGAGTCCAAACTACCTTACTATCCTTTATACCATCCTTCCAACTAAACGAACCCTGAGTTACAAAGTGTTCCCTTATAAGAGAGTCGTTGTAGTCTATCTGTTGGTATATCTTGGTTAGGTTAAATATAGACTGCTTGCTCTCATCCCTAAAAGCATGAGACTCACTGCGAGGAAACTGCCTATAGAACTCATTAAGTGCATCGGGGTCTGATGTTAGAGAACTAACCTCGTTATCCCAGTAGTCAATAGCACCCTGGCTAATAAGCTCTTCGTCAATACCCATCACTGGCTTGCTTGGTGTCTTTAATACAGGCATTCCATACTTGTCTATAAACCCCTCCATGTTCCATTCCATAGGAATGAATAGGTTATACAGACCACTCTTAGTCTGTCCGTTTGAGTTTCTTTTAGACACGTCAGAGTCGTAGTATAACTGCTTAAAGTTTCTACCACCCTTGTCTAAGGCATTAGATGTAGAACCCATCATACACTTACCCACAACCTTACTACCCAGCCTGAGACATGTTTTAGTAACACGCCAGTTATTTAGTATATTATCTGGCTTGTCCCACTTTCCACTCTCGTCATGTATAAGTAGCTTTAGCTTCTCACCATCATAGCTGTTGTCTGAAGTATTCTTCCAGTCAATAGTAGTATCAAGCCCCTCAAGCTTTTCCTCTTCGTCTATGAGGAACATATTCTTTTTTGTAATCTTAGACGCAGGGACTCTGTAAGCAAGCTCTGTCTTAGGCTTATCCATACCGTCCTGTATAGGCTTAAAGAAGAATGGGTAGTTGTTTGATATAGGAACAACCTTGTCCGTAAACATCTTCTTTGCATCAGACCCTGTCTTTGACAGTATGCCTACACGAGCATCCCTAGCAAGCGTAGCCATGTTCACACACTCCTCAGAACCCATGTAAGAAAATCCTGACCTCCTAATCTTTAGGTAGCATATACCAAAGCTTCTCTTGTCTGCCTTACAAGCCTCCCAGTATATATAGAAAACTCTATTGGCCTCCCTAAAGTCTGGTAGACCAACATCAATCTTAGTCCACTGTAGATACATATAATGAGAACCTGTAATATATGTAGGCACTCCATTGTTATAAAACCAGTATCCTAAGTCCCTCCTGTTAAACTCTTTCTCTATGTAGTCCACCCACCTCTCCTTAAAACTAAGGGGCATGTTGTGCCACTGGAAAATTGTTGATATCCTTTTTAATTCCTTGGAATACTCTGATGCCTCCCAGTACTGAGACGCTTTTTCAGTAGACCTCTTGTATGGGTCTTTAGGTGTATGTGGTAGGGCAACCTTTAGGTTGTTTATGTTGTATATATCTCCGATAGTCCCATCACGAGATATAACCACAATATCATACTTCTCATTGTAGCCATAGACCCAGGACTTGTGTCTGTTCTTTAGCTTCCTAACGCTTGAGGGTATAGTATCGTTTGCTTCTGTGTATAAACTATTTTGATTTTGATTCTGCAAATCCTTTTGGTAAGTTATTTTTTTCTCTTTCCACGCCATTGATCCTGTCCTCCTCCTCCTGTATACGCTGAAGTATATCGAAGGCATCAAAGATAGCAAGCTTCTTAGCAGCCGCAGCGTTCTTTAGTCTGTCAGCCGCAAGCTCATCCTCTGGGTCGATCTTTATTATCTTCTCGTTGGCTACCTGAATCAAGTGCTGAACAGAGTTTTTTCCTGCTTGAATTATCTGTATCTTTAGTTCCCTTATATCCATACTATAGCTTGATGGTTATGTTGCTGGTGTACATCCTAAATAACTTCTGACCCTCTATGTCAAACATGTACTCACTGAAAGGCTCGAAGCATATGCTGTCCCCCTTCTCTAACCCAAGCTCTACTAGCTGATCATTGATATACACTAGCTCTCCGTGTAGTGGCTCGTCTTTTACCCCGCTGCCTATAATGTAAGAGTCCTTCTTTTTTATTGGCTTAACAAAGCAGTACTTATCAAATGCCTTCCACTCATCTCCCTTCTTATATAAAAAGAACTGATCGAAGTCTACAATAAATAGGTTATCCTTAAGCCAACTCCTACCACTCTTCTGTCTGCCGTATATATCGTTGTAGTACTTGAATACGTTGTGGTGTACAAGTATAGTATCTCCCTTAGATACCTCTCCTTTATACCCCATAGGTACACTGACTACCTCTGCATACCGATTAGCTACGGTATGATCCTCTTCAGATACGCTGATGATTAAGTCCCTATCACCATATACCCTTATGTTGTCATAGCGTTTTCCCTTTACAGGCTTTACAATAAATGAGTACGGTGATTGCATTAAAAGTTTATGTTGTACTCCAGGGATATAGGCATCGTCTTCTTGAACTCCTTCCATAGCAAGACCTCGTCCTTGTTGCGAATCCATATCCTATAAGAAAAATCTTCCTGGTCGTACTGAATCAGATGGATACAGTACTTGCCGCCTAGAACATCCTGTCCGCAATGTAATGCATTGCCCCCAGACTTATAGTCTGCTCCTATGGATATCTTTCTTATGTCCAAAGTATTAGATTAAAATGAAGTACCTATTGTCAGTACCCTGTAAAATATATTAACAAACATATTACCGTTACCCTGGGTTGGATTGGATGCACACTTTAACCTAAGCGGACTTCCAGCACCCATATGGTAGTTTGAAGATGGCTGAACCAGTTTATATACCCGTTCATGTATGGTGTTTATATCGACCGCAGGAATAGTTCCAAGTGACACAGTATTATCAGGGGTATATATTATATACGTAACTGGGAAAGTATCAAGGTTTACTGCCGCCACCTGTAGCTGTGTTTCGGATATTACGTTCTGCACTACCGTGTTAGTTGTAACACCGCTAATTGTATAGGTTGCTATATCTCCAGGCAGCACCCCACTTGTTATAAACGTAGCAGCGGTGTCTACTATTTTATTCTGAGGGTCTCCAACTGGCCCTGGTGCTTGTCCCGTTGTAGTCCCCGCAGCCCTAATCGTCTGGTCAACCGCAGACACAAACTCTAGTGGGTCAGTAAAGTTATACACAGCTGTTCCTGGAATAGTGTTTACGGCTAGAGATATAACATCTATAACCTTATCAACACCAGGGTTAGGTATGATAACCTTGTTTGACGTAGATAAGGATAACAGGTCAGCAGTTGTGACCTCCACATGGGCAACCAATGTGTCAATACCAAACTTTTCCTGGAGCTTACCTATGCTACAGGACTTTGTCATTAACTTATTAGCCTTGTCGGTTAATAGTATGTAGTCATCTGTGTCTAAGGTAGCAATCTGAGGGTATGCCGTTGTGTTACTTATCCGTGCCATGTTTTATTTTTTTTCTTCGGGTTGAGTTACCTCACCATCCTGTAGGTTGATGGTAGCATTCTTCCCATATTTTTCAGCAAGTAATAGTTCCTGCTCCTTAAAATCTTTTTGTACTAAACCAATCTCTGTAGTAAGTTGCTGCTGTTGAATTACAGTGTCTGCAATTGCAACCTTTATTTGCATGAACTTATTGTTTAGCTCCTGTATAGCTGTTAACTCGTCTGCGGTTAACATCACCTGTTCTTTACTTTTACTCATTGTATTAAATTTAATTAGTTATCAGTAACACAAAGATAGTAAATTTATTGTTCTTCTAAAAGAATAGTAAACATTGCATTTCCCCAACCTACATTAAGGTTGTTAGTGCCATAAATCCAAAAAGGTCTTCCAGCACTAATTGCGGCTGTTGAAGTAAATGTAAATGTAAAAGTATACCTGCCAGTCCCAACCGATACATAGTCATTGTAATTTACAGTTATAGCTTCTATAGTAGTACCACTTGAATCCTGCATTGTAAAAGTCCTTGTTCCAGATGTAGGAGCATTAACTGATGTATGACTCATAGTAACACTTTTTAAATACGCATTAAATGGAGGAACGATTGTGTTATACCTCTGCATTGATGTAGTTTCATTTTCAGTACTAATAGGAAGATAATAACTACCAGTACCTGATTGAAAAAACGCAGAATTAAAAGAGGCAGTTCTACTACCACCGCCACCACTTGATGCGTTAATAGTAACCGCACCAGTCCCGCCTGTAGGAGAAATGGTAATATTTGTTCCTGCTATTATAGATGACACACCAACACTACTCCCCTCATTTACCCAAGATGTACCTGTTGCGGTAGATGACAATATTTGTCCACTTGTTCCTGGTAGATTATTTGAATCGTAGTAAGCACCTGTGACTCTAGCACTTCCATTTACGTGTAGACTTTGAGTAGGACTTGAAGTACCTATGCCTGCGTTTCCATCAACCTGTAAATCATTATAAGTTGTAATATTCCCATCAGCAGTAATATAACCATCTGAGTAAATTCCTGTATCTGCATAAACTACTGCATTAGATAGTATATTTCCAACTACGTGTAGTGGTTCTGATGGATTAGTAGTTCCTATACCTACATTTCCAGCAGTATCAATACGCATCTTTTCAGTCGTACCACTGTCAAAGATTAATTCTTTTCCGTCTGTGTAAATACTTCCGCTAGTTGCTCCGCTTTCTCTGAACCTTAGTCTTGGTGTATCTGTGGCATCTGTATCATTGATAACTATTTCAGCACTA